GGACCGTGGGCCGGTGCGGCATGGCCGATTGCGCGAGGCCCCCGTACTCGGCGAGAGTCTTCTCGTACATCGGCATGACTTGTTGTGTTGGCTCAGACGGCGGCTGCGACGGAACAAATTCTTCTGGCATGATTTTCTCCTGATTACCTGATGGGCTGCGGCGGACCCGTAACCCGCCCTAAGAGTTTTTCCGGATCCGCCACAGGTTGATACAGCAAGAGAGATTACACAGAATCAGCTGAAATACCCAGTGGGGATCTGCGCGTTCTGGATGAAGGCCCCGGCACGCACGTTCGAGTTGAACACGTTGAACGACGTGACGAAGTAGAACACCGTGGACGCATTGATGCCACCGGAAGCGCCGATCGTCGGGAACACCGTCTGCCCGTTCACGTCGTACAGGTCGGAGGCCTTCAACTCGCCGATGCCCCAATACTTCAGGCACAACGCGTCGACGCGCCCCGGTGTCGCGTGCACGGACTTCACGATGTCGTAGCCGACAAACGTGGAAGGCGTGTACTTTTTCAGCATGTCCTGCGAAGAATCGCCTTTAATTTCCTGCTGATTGGTGATGGCCACTTGGATGGCCAGGTTTTCGACTGCCGCGGCCTGGTCCACGTTCATGTACCACACCAGATCCGCAAGAGCCGGCGTTTCGTTGCCGAGTGCCAACGCAATCTTCGACACCACCAGACGCCCGATTGGAATGGTAATCGCGGCGCCGGCGAGATTCACCGTGGGCGTCGAAAGACGTCCAGGGAAATTCGACCGCGCCAGGCCGTTCAAGGTGCCGGAATTGCCGTTCACCTGGTAGGCCTTGATGCCCATGATCGAGGTGGCGGCGCCGCCCGAGGCGCCGTTGATGATGAGCAAATCTCCCGCGGTGGTTCCGGCCGGCAGCGCTTGCGCGCTCCAGATCGTATTCACCACGCCGTCGACATAGCTGATCTGGAACGATCCGCGCGATACGCCGCCGACGCTTGGGAAAACTTGCACCACCTGGTTGTCGTAAAACTGGTTGGCATTCGAAACGATGATGTTCGAGAAAGACGGTCCCGCAGGTCCGGTTCCGGAGTTCGGAGTGGTCACTGTCGCGAGCGTTCCGGAGCCATCGCCCTGGAGGTCGGCATCTAAATTACTCTTAAATTGCTCTAACGTATGAGTAAACTCAGAAGCCTTGACCTGGACGCGACTTTTCTTTCCGGTTTCCGTCGACCACAGTGCCTGCGCGGTGATTTCACACGCTTCCGAAAAACTGATCGGCGTCAAGAACTGCGCGGCATAGAGACTGCCAGTGCCGCGGCCCATGTCGCCGCCGTCTGCCGAGAACTGCTGGTGCGTCGATCCCGCCGCGATGCGCATCGGCACGCGAAGAGAGGGACGCCCTGTGGGATCGAATGTGGAGCCCGAGCCGCCGCCTGTCGAGGTCGACATCGGCAACACGCGCCCCGCTTTTTTCAGTCGCGCGTACAGCGTATCTTCCGTGAGCATCAAGTCCGGAATTTCTTCGCGGACCGTCTCCAGTTCGACCGCTTGTACCGCGGCTTCGTTGAGAGCAGCCATGTGGCTACTCCATGTGTGTGGACTTACCCCGTGCGGTTTCGCTGCCTGAGTCAGCCGGCTTCGCTGCTGCCGTGTGTTTCGGTAGTAGTGATGTCAAGAGTTCTTGACATTTGCTGCATTGCGTTGCTCGAGGCGCGAGTTTTCCGGTTTAACGAGACTCCGACTCGATCGCGATCCGTGAGAACGCAAAACTTTTTCATTGCTACGGCACCGGTCGGCCATCTTCGTCGACCCAGGTCACGCCGTCGTTCGAATAAATGCGGTGTTTGTTCGTGGGATTGAACGCGAAATAGATGTACGTGACATAGTCTGCTGGCGGCGTCACGGGCGGATTGGCTTGCGGCGCAGGCTGCGGCGTTTCGGGCGTGCTCATTTGTGCAGCTTCGCGGTCAACGTCTGGCCGATCCAGGTTCCGAGCGTCCATCCAGCGCCGGCGAGGAAGGCGTACACCAGCACCACCAGCGCTTGCATGCCGACAAAATGATCGGGCATAGATCCTCCTACCACTTGGCCAGTCGACCGTCTTTCAGATACGCCTGGCCGTGCCCAAGAGTCATCGAGCCCAGCCACGCGGCTTTGTCCGTGCGATTGAAGTCCACGTCCGCGGTTTTCGGCCGGCCGGCGACCGTGCGAGTTCCCGTTCGTCCGGTGCCGGCCGACGACGGCGATCGACGCCCCATGCCTGGCGCCGGACCGCCGCCCACGAGATTAAACTCGCGGACCAGTTTTTTCACCACGCTCGAGGCCTTGGCGCGCGCCGCGGTGACGATGAAACGTACCGCGCGATCGTGATTGCCCTGGCCCAGCACCGACTTGTACTTGTCGGCGTAGCCTGGCGCGGTGTTCACCTGGCTCGAGAGCTCCTCGTTGATCGCTTTCCTCAACCGGTTGCCGACGTTCACGCTGATCTTTTTGCCGGCCAGTTCCTGGCGCAGCAGTTGATTGATGTGCGCCATCATCTGGGTGTTGACGTCGTTGCGGATGCGCCCGTAGAACTCGCGAGTGCGCTCCGTCTGCATCTCCTGGCGTTCGTTCTCGAGCTTGTCGCGTTCGCCCTTCAAGGGATCCGGCGCTTTGGCGCGCGAGGCGAAGTTGCGCAGATCGAGGAGAAACTGCTTCAGCTCGCCGAAATGTTTGCCGATGTCTTCGAAGCGTTCGCCGGCAATCGCAGATTCGAGCGCGTTGACGGTAGCCAGCACGCCGGTGCGATCGAGCGCCTTGTACATGGGCATGGCGAGCGCGCGATCGTGCGCCGCGAGATCGAGCGACTCGAGCTTCTCGAGTGCCGGCCCGACCAGCGCTTTGAAGCCGTCCGGATATTCTTTCGCCCAGGTCTCCACCAGCACCGGATCGCCCTGTTCGAAGCCTTGCTCCATCATGCGGCTGGCTTCGACTTCTTCGGCCATCTCGCTGATGGCTTCCGGACCGCCGTGGGTCTCGAGCAGTTCCGCGGCCGATCGCAGTTGCTGCAGGCCTCCGAGCTTGCCGAGCTGCGCCTGCTTGAAGAGTGCGTCCGAGATTTGCCGCTCGAGTTGCGGATAACGTTTCGCGAAATCCGGATTGGCTTCGCTCAGCTCTCGGATGGCTCTTCGGATTTGGGTGGGAAGAGCCCTGGCGGTTCGTTCTGCGCCTGGTCCTCGCTCACCTTCGCCTTCTTCACCTTCGGCCGGCGTTTCGCCTTGGCCTTCCCCTTGGCCTTCGCCTTCGGTTTCTTCGCCACCTTCGCCACCTCCCAACTCTTCTTCCGCGACGCCGGATCCGCCGCCGTCGTCTCCACCGAGCAAACCGAGTTCTTCCCCTTCCATAGTGCCTCCTGATTTTCCTGATTACCTGATCTCTATTGCACCGGCGGTGCGCCGTTGGGCTTAGCCGGCGGCGCCGCAGCTCCTGGTGCTGCTGGCGGCGCACCAGGCAGCATCGGTGGCGGCTCTGCGACGTCGCCGGGACCGAGCGTGATGCCAGCCTCTTTGGCCAGCTGGATCTGGCCGGCCGGCGGCAGATCCTTGAAGTTCAGCGACTGCGACACCGGCTTCTGCGGTGTGGGCTGCGCTTGCGCTTGCTGCGCGGCGAGCGCGGCTTTGTGTTCCTGGTAGTGCAGCTTCACGTTTGCGAAGCCGTCTTTGTTCTGCTCCGCGGCCTTGATGCCCGCCGGCGTGTTGGCCCAGGTCTTGATCTCGGCCATCTCGTTGGCGTGATCGTCGAACTCTTCGTCGATCGGGATGGAACTGATGAGCGGCGGAATTTTTGCCGCGGCCTCGGCGAGCTTCTGCTGCGCGAGGAGGATTTGTTCCGGCGGCGTGCCGGGCGGCGGCTGCAATTGGCTCATGCCCTGCTGCGCTTCCTGGATTTTCGGATTCGGCAGCGGCGCAGCCTCGAGCAGCAGCATGATTTCGCCTTGCTGCTTGGCGGCCGCAGGAGCTCCAGGAATAATCAGCTCGGGCAAGCCGGTCTTGTCTTTGGCGATCGCCAGGTTCCGCGGGATGGCCAAGATCCCTTGCAGCACCGGATTGGTGGACGCCGCGGTCATCAGCTGCGTCCACACCGAGCGTTGCGCCACCCAACTCTCGGGGAAATTTTCATCCGTGTCCGGATAGCAGCGGATGTTGCCCTTCAGATCTTCCGGATTGACGTTCAGCTTTTCTTTGACGCCGCCGGCCGCCGGCACTTCTCCGCTCATCGCGGAATTGCGGAACGTCGCCGCGCACTGCACCGCTTGGCGAATGATCTTGGCGTAGCTGGCTTTGATGTTGCGCCAGGTCAGGCCCACGCGGCCGAGCGCCTGGTCGCGCTGGATCTGCATGCCGCCCATGGTGTCCGGTTGGCCTTCTTGGCCTCCGAACAGTGCCGGGAAGGCGCCACACAGAAACTGCGAGAACTCTCCGAACAAGCTCTGGATGTACAGCAAGAGGCCTTCGGCCAGCTGGATCTGCGGCTCCACGAAGATGTTGCCGGCGAGATCTTTATCCGGCCGCCGTTTCATTTTCACGTACTGATTCGGCTTGCTGTTCAGTTCCGCGAGCGCTTGCGTATCGACCGCTTCGCTATCGACCCACTTGATGGGGATCAGGTGCATGAAGCTCTCGTGCACCAGGTCCATGCAATCGTTCAGCTTTTCCTGCAGCGGAATGAGCGGCTGCCCGAGTGCCGGGCGATGCATGCCGTCGCCTGGCCGCGAATGCGTGAGCGTCAGGTGATCGTCCATCAGCTCGCGGCGCGCTTCGACGATGCAATGCCCGACGATGCCGACGTAGCAGCCTTTCGGAAACGTATCGTAGAGCCACTGGCGCTTCGGCTCATCTTCGATCTCGCGATAGAACGCTGGCCGAAACCAGCACAGCTGCTCGGTGCTCAAATAGGTCATCGCGTCGTTGGTCATGTTCGACGGACGCATGCCCATCATGATGGAGGTGCGCGCCAGGCGCGCGTATTCCATCTCCGCGGTGAGCGTTTGCATGGCCTTCAGCTCGTCGGCTTTGGCCGGATACTTGGTCTTCATGCGCGTGAGATCGCGTTCGCGGCTGATGATCGCGAAGTCGCAGGCCTCGATGGAGTTTGCTTGCATGGAGAGTTTGCTCTCGAGTGCGCCGAGCATCTCGATGACTTCCTGGCCGCGCGGTTTTCCGCGTGGAAAACTTTCCGTTTCTTCGCCGGCTTTTTCTCCCACCTGCGGCAGATACGCGAGCTCATCGGAGATTTCCGATTGCGTTTCGTAGCCGAAGCGCTGGCCGTCGATGACGTAGTGCGTGTACGTCAAGCAGCGGCCGTCGGTCCACAGGAAGCGGCACAGTTCTTCTTGCTGCACGATCATGTCGTTGGATCGCTCGATGAGCTTGCGCGCGTTGTCGGAAGATTCCGACGCCGTGACATCGCTCGGATTGGTCGGATCGTCAGGCTCAAAACGTACCGAGGGTGTGCCGGCGGTCAGCGAAGCGACGATGGTATCGCCGAAGGCCAAGTAGATATTGGTCTCTTGATTGTGATCGTCGTAGCTCTGGCCGCCGACGAGAATCAGTTGCGGGAGAACCCACGCTCCGTTTTTGCCGGGAAGCAGGTATTGGTTTCCGCGCCAAAAATAGCGCGCCTTCCAGGCGTCCCGAACTTCCATTCGATAAGAGGTCAGATCGCGCTGCGAGGCTTTGTTCGCGAGCGTTTTGAGGATGCCTTCTTTGTCTTCGCGGCTGAAGCCGCTGTCGTCTTCCTCGTCGAGGTCCACGCGATCCTCTTCGGTGACCGCATCGACTTCGCAAAGCTCGCCCGGTTCGAATTCCTCCTGTTCTTCCTCGTCGTCTTCCTCGCGCTCATCGCGATCGAGCGGTTCGTCAGCCATGCTTTGCGCTCATGAACGCCAGCGCCAGGCGGGCGCGCCGGCCCACTTTTCCGGAGGCGTGCTTTTTCTTTTCCGCGTAGGCGCGCGTACTCATGCCGGCTCTTTGGGCCGCGGCTTTGAACACGCCCTTGGTGCCGCGATGCTTGATGCCGCTGGCGACGTGCTGCATCCATTTCTCAGCCACACTTCACCTCCCGATAGCGCGAGGCCAGGCGGCCGCCGCTCTTGAAGCTGCCGCGCCCAGCCGCGCCGCCGAGGCCGGTGGGCAACGGAATCTTGCGATCGGGCAGCACCGCTTCGCCCCGGTGCAACTGATATTCGCCGGCGCCCACGGGCGCACGTGTGGTGGTGGGTTCGGGCGCTTTCGAGCGATAGAAACTCACCACGTGCGCGGGAATCACGGTTTCGCCGCCGTGCATCGGGTACACGCCGGTCTCGGGCACCAGGCCGCCGTGCTGAAATCCTTCGACGCGATGTAGCGGCGCATGCACATTCGCTTGCATGGCCGCCAGGTACGGATTGTCGCCGCCGCCCGAGGGATGCAGCGAAATCTTTCGGCCGCCGCCGCCGCCGGGAGCTCCTGGCGCCGCGGGACCGCTGACGCCCGGTGTGAGTGCAGCGCCAACATCGCCAGCCGGCGAAAGTCCTGGCACCGCACCAGCCGAAAATTCCGGCGCTGCGCTCGTCGAGCCGCCTTCTTGCATCGAGCCCTTCGGATACGGAATGTGATGGCCTTCTTGGCGCGCCATGCTGATCTGGATAGCCGTAGCTTGCGCGGGATTTTTGACGATGGGACCGCCCGGTCCCGAGTGCAGTTTGTGTTCTCGGTACAGTTTCTGAACTTCAGATGCTGGCATGGTTAGAGCAGTGCGTCCTTGATGCGGCGATCGACTTGCCGGCGAACTTTCCCTTGCTGATCTTCGTTGTCCTCGAAATTGAGCGAATCATCTTGGGTTACCACACCACCGACCGCGGTGGGTCCCACGTGGATTCCGACGTTCACGATGCGCCCGAGCAGCTGACCGTTCTTGTCGACGAACCATACCTCGCCGAACGGCACGCCGGGCTTCTGGGCCGCCTTGAACGGATAGTTCGCGGCAATCTGCAGCGGCGCGATCTGCGGCCACAGCGGCGCGCCCACTTCCGCAATTTCCGATTGCGGGAAGCGAAAGAAGCCGGCGCGAATCATGTCCTGGGAAAGGACTGCGCCGTTGGCGTTGATGTTTTCACCGGGGCTCATGTTCGTTGCAGCAGCCTCGCTGTTCCACCAGGCCTTCCACTTCTTCGCACGCGCTCGTGGCGTTGCCCGGCTCGGCCATGTGTTCGCAGTTCACGCAGTGCGTGTCGCCGTCGTCCGTGTAGCCGGCTTCTTCTTTCGAGACTTTGGTGATGCGCCAAAGATGCTCGAGGCGCGTGGGGTGCGGCACGCCGTTGATGTACAAGCCGCAGACGCCGCCCGCCGCAATGTCGCCGCGCACCTCGATACACTCGCCGGTATTGCGGATAAATTTCCAGCACGCTCCGCATCGCGCACCAGCGGCTCGACCAATCGACGCCGGCTTGAAGTAGAGAACCGCGGCTTTGGAATCTTTGTGCTCACTCATCAGTGCCATTCGCAAGTGATCGTCGGCAAGATCAGCAGATGCCCGGCGACCAGGTGCTCGAAAAGTTTGTGGAGCATCACCATGTGCTCCTCCGGAAGAACAAACACCGCCTCCCATCCGCATTCACACTTGCTCGTCAGCACACCGGCCGTGGCCGGCGAGAGCGTGATGCGGTGCAGGTTGGTCCACTCCGGAGGAGCCAAAGGGATCACCTCATCAAGCCGATGTCCGACCCGCCCATCCCGCCGCGATCTTCGGCGCCCGCAGCTTCGCCGGCGACTTCGTAATCGTCCTTGGGCATATCGCCGAGGTGCTCGGTGTCTCCCATAGCGTGCGCGCCGTGCGCGTGCGCTTCTTCGAGCGAACCGTGATCGGCGTGATGCACGTGGCCATCCTCGTGGTGGGTCACGGAGTGATAGCCGTCGGGCGTCTTGTGCACGTGATGGCTGTGCGCCGGCCCGTGTTCCTCGACCACCTGCTTGATCTCGTCGTGGCCGCTCATCTCATGCGCGCCGCCGGATTCGCCGCCGGTGGGCTTCGGTTTCTTCTGGCCTTTCGCCGGCTTCTTGCCTTTGGCCTCGTTGTAGCGATCGACCATCTGGCGATTGCCGCTCATTTTTCCATCGAAGCTGTCAGCTCCCCGCATTGGCATCCTCCTCGAGATTGATTTTCAACTGCCCGGCCTCCACCGCTTTCACCTGGTCGGCTTCGCTCATGTTGGCCCACTTGCGTTGCACTTCGCGCCACGGCAAACGTGTGCCGGTGGTCAGTTTCTCGAGCGCACCGACAACGTTCGGACGCTGGTCCGTGCGCGCCACGTATTCGTGCTGCGCCGGCGCCTGCGCCTGGCTCATGATCGCGAGCTCGAGTCGCTCACACTTGCCTTGCAGGAATTCCAGATCCTTGCGCTGCTGTCCTACGATGCGCTCGAGAAGGCGCAACGCGCGTTCAACGCCGGCGCCGCCGATCGATGGTGAAGATCGCGTCCGAGTGCTGCGCTTTGGCCTGCAGCTCGAGGTAGCGGATGTACTTCTGGCTGTTCGAGGAGATTTTTTGAATCTCCCGCTGGTAGCGGACCTCGGCGGGAATTTCTTCGGCGTTGGCATAGCTCATCAGACCGTAGCGGAACGATTCGCAGACGTCGAGATAAAGTTCATTGCCTTCTTTCGCGGCGTCTTCGATGTTCTTCTCATCGCGCATCAACTTCGGAATGGAGTCGATGACGTCGGGACAGTTGTCGAGAACGGCCACCCCGTCGGTATCCAGAAGTGTGTAGCACAGCCGCCAGCCATCCACCCTTCGATTGTTGGCACGTTCCGGTCGCGGCAGGTTCGATTCGACGAACACATCGCCCATCTTGTCGGCGATCGAGTGAAACTGATCGATCTTGCTGAAGCGGTCGGGACTGAGGTAGATGTAGGAAACATGATCCGCCTTTTCTCCGGTGTAATTCGCGCCGCAGATCTTTTCTGCCACCAGCTGTTCGTTCATCTGCCGCAGTACAAGCTGGCGATAGCAGAGGATCACCGTGCGTCGAGCTTCGCGATCGAGTTCCGTCCGGAGTCGTACGCGCGTCCACCAAAGAACCACCGTCG